AGGACAAAGGCAGCGGCAAGGCCATGACCTACGCCGATAAATATGCGCTGATGAAGATGTACAAGATCAGCACCGGCGACGACCCCGACGCAGACCCAAGCAACGATGAATATTACCGCAAGCCCACTGACCGCAAGCCGCCTGTCGAGCAGCCTGCAAAGCCGAAAGAGGATTTAGTTTGCCGCTGCGAAAAGTGCAATCATCCGCTGACTATCTATTTCGGCGCTGACGGCAAGCCCATTTCCCTTCGAAAGTGGAGCGAGGGCACGAAAAAGAAATTCGGCAAGGTGCTTTGCGATAAATGCGTAGAGGCTGAGAAAAATGCAGATCAGTAAAGCGGAGCTTACGCCGGATGGAATAATCCTCACGGTTTCCCGAGATGAGGCGCGGCGCTTCTGCTACAGCTTCAAGCCGGGCGAGTACGATATCAAGAAAACGTGCAAAAAGCGCAGTCTGGATGCTAACGCCTATGCATGGAAGCTGATAAACGACATATCGCTTGCAACGCGGATAAGCCCAGAAGAAGTTTACCGAAATGCGCTGCTGGATATCCCGACGCTGTATTACATAGCGCTGATACCCGACGAATACACCGATGCGGCCATGACCGGCTGGCAGAAAGGGCACATCGGCCGCAAGGCGGAAAAAGAACCGGCATACACGGGTTATTCAAATGTGTTTTTCCACATGGGCAGCTCAGACTTCGACACACGGCAGATGTCAATGCTTATCGACAACCTGATACAGGATTGCCGGGCACTGGACATTGAGACAAGGCCGCAGGACGAGATCGAGGCGCTTTTGGAGGCGTGGGATGGCAGATAGCATCATGCAGAGCCGCCGGGAATGCTACATCACCGGCGACACACAGGGTCTAAACCGGCACCATGTATACGGCGGAGGACGCAGGCAAGCCGCCGACAAATGGGGCTGCTGGGTATGGCTGCGCTGGGACTGGCACACCGGCGCAGAATACAGCGTACACCGAAACCGCGATTTTGATTTGCGCTTAAAACGTGAGTGCCAGGAACGATTTGAAGAACTATACGGACACGAAAAGTTCATGGAAGTGTTCGGCAAATCATGGATTTGAAAGGAGAAACAATGCTTAATCAGATAACCATCATGGGAAGACTGACAAGAACGCCCGAAACGCGATACACGCGGACTAACATCCCGGTTGCGTCATTCACGGTCGCCTGTCAGCGCGACTATGCCGGAAGCGAGGGCGGCAAGCCCAAGACGGATTTCATAAACTGCGAGGCATGGCGCTCAACGGCTGACTTCGTCGGCAAATACTTCGAGACCGGCAGCATGATAGTTGTGCAGGGCAGGCTTGCAATGGACGAATGGCAGGACAACGACGGCAAGCGAAGAGTTACCGCAAAGGTCGTTGCAGAGCATGTCTATTTCGGTGAGAGCCGCCGCGCTGCATCCGTACCCTCGCCCGATATATCCGCAGCAGATTTTGAAGAGCTGCCGGACGATGGAGACCTTCCATTTTAGGGTGAGCTATGGCCGAGATAACTTATATCAAGGTCTTTGTTGATTATCTCGATGCGATAGAGCCGCTCGGTGACGCTGAGAGGGGGAGACTTTTCACTTCCTTGTTAACCTATGCAAGGTCGGGCGAAGTTCCGCAGCTCAACGGGAACGAACGATTCTTATTCCCCATGATGAGGGCGCAGATTGATAGAGATGTTTTATCAAAGGATGAGTTGTCTCAAAAGCGGCGTGATGCAGCAAGTGCAAGCAAAAGGAGCACTTGCGAACAAAAAGAGCATTTGCAAGCAAATGCAGCAAGTGCAAGCAAATGCCCACAAGACAAAGACAATAAGACAATCGACAAAGACAATAAGACAATCGACAAAGACAAAGACAAAAGCGCGCGTGCGCGCGATGCTGACGCATTCGCCGCTTTCGCGGCCGGTGATGGCGATTTATTGGCCGTTTTGAAAGACTTCGAGAAAATGCGCCGGAGCATCAGAAAGCCCATGACTGACAGGGCAAAGCAGCTTTTAGTGACAAAGCTTAAAAACGAATTTCCGCCGGAGCAGTGGAAATCGGTGCTTGAACAAAGCATCGTTAAATGCTGGCAGGATGTCTATCCGCTGAAAGAACGCGAACAGCAGCGACTAGGCGTTGAGCAGCACAGGGAGAATGTCAGCAGCGACGAGCTTGAAAACTTAAAAGCGATCTACGCAAAAGTGAAAGGGGAACAACCATGACAGACAACAAACACGGCTACAAAGCCTATGAGCCCGGCCTTGTGTGCAGGGGGTATCAGTACGAAGAAGGCAAAACCTACAAGAAAAACGGGCACGGCGTATGCGTCGGCGGGGTTACGCACTACTGCGTTAATCCGTTTGATGTGCTGGACCATTACCCGCTGGTGCGCGAAGATGGCAAGTTCAGCGAATTTACGACCGTAGAAGCTATCGACGAGCCTGTTACCGATGATGGGCGAAAATTCGCCACAAGCACTATCAAAATCGGCGTAAAGCTTGGTTTTGCCGGTTTCGTCAAAGCCTGTATAGATTTCGTATACGAGAAAACGATAAAAAATATGCCGAGTGATAAGGTCGAAACAGGCTACTCCGCGCAGATAGGCAGCTCAGGCAACAACGCGAAGATAGGCAGCTCAGGCAACAACGCGAAGATAGGCAGCTCAGGCTACTCCGCGAAGATAGGCAGCTCAGGCAACTCCGCGCAGATAGGCAGCTCAGGCAACTTCGCGAAGATAGGCAGCTCAGGCGACTCCGCGCAGATAGGCAGCTCAGGCGACTCCGCGAAGATCGATATTTCGGGCAACGCCAGCGTAGGCGCTGCTATAGGCATCAACAGCATTATAAAAGGAGCAGTCGGCAACTGGATAACACTTGCGGAGTGGGCATATGACAGCGATAAACAGCGCTGTGCCCCTGTTTGCGTTAAATCAGCACAGATCGACGGCCAAATAATAAAGGCTGATACATGGTATAAGCTTACGGACGGCGAATTTGTCGAGGTAGCCGATGAATAAGTACACGATCATCATAGCGCAGGTGTGCGCGATTCTGCTGGCACTGATAGTCATGGTACTGCTTGCCCTTGACAAAGGGGGCAACAAGGCCGATGCGGACGGTGTGCCGCCCGAGGTTAATACGCACGGCCTGTGCGTAGTGGAAGTGGCAGAGCCTGAGTACGAGATGTACTTTACCGAGGCCGACGTGATAGCCCTTGCGCAGATGCTATACGGCGAAGCAAGGGGCTGCACCCTGTTAAATCAGCAGCAGTGCGTATGGTGTGTGCTTAACCGCGTGGACGATGCGCGTTTTCCTGACAGCATAATCGGGGTATTGAAACAACCGCACCAGTTCTACGGATACTCGGACAGTTTCCCAGTTTGGGATGAGCTGTATGCCGTTGCAGAAGATGTACTCACGCGATGGAGCATGGAAAAGCAGGGCGCGGATGTGGCAAGGGAGCTTGACGGTACATATCTGTGGTTCACCGGCGACGGGGAGACAAATCACTTTAGGGAGGGCTATTAAATGTCCAACAAAAAGATACTTGATGTGACGTGTGGAACTCGCACGATGTGGTTTAACAAAAATCATCCTAATGCGATTTATTGCGATAAACGGGATGAAGCATTAACGGGGATATGGAAAAGCACAAACGGGCTTAGTGAAAGAACGTGCTATGTACATCCTGATATTCAGTGCGATTTTACTTGCCTACCCTTCGACGATAACAGTTTCTCACTTGTAGTTTTTGATCCGCCGCATTTAATACGCGCCGGGAATAATTCGTGGCTGGTTAAAAAGTACGGCAAGCTCGATCAAGGTTGGGAACAGACAATTCAAGAAGGTTTCATGGAGTGTATGCGTGTATTAAAACCCGATGGCGTACTGATATTCAAGTGGTCTGAAACACAGATCCCCGCGGATAAACTATGGCGAGTAATCGGGCGAAAACCGCTGTTCGGGCATCACAGCGGCAAAAAGTCCAAAACCTTTTGGGGCTGCTTTATGAAGGGAGTTACGTAAATGACTGATACTGACCTTTTAATTCAAAACCTAAGGCGTGAAAACGAAGCGCTGAGAGCGGAGCTTGAATGGACGGGCAAAGAGATCATGCGTTTACGAAACCAACTTAAAATGCAGTGGATTCCGTGCAGCGAGAAGTTGCCTAAGGAATGGATTGACGATGACAATAACACCTACATCAACTATCTGATTTATATGCCCTATTTCAAAGCAGCAAGTGTCGGGGTATATAACGATGACGAAGAAAGTTGGCTTTTCAGGGGCGTAGAAGTAAAAGTGAGTCACTGGATGCCGCTGCCGGATGCGCCGAAAGGAGTAAACGATGGGAGCCGCGAGTTCTGGATGCAGGAGGTGGAGTGATGGAACGGCTGACGAAACATAGCAAGCAAACATCGCACGAAAACGGTATCTGTTGCACACATTTTTACGGCCCCGAATGCCTCGAAGTTGGCGGGAACTGCGCCATGAATTGCAAGTGGGAAGAAGCGGCGTGGAGCCGCCTCGCCGCCTACGAGGACACGGGGCTGACGCCGGAACAATGTGAAAACGCAAAGGTCATCATCGAATCTGCCTTTAGCGATGACACGTCAAAGGCGGAGCGGATTCGCGAGTTACTAAAGGCCGACAAGGCGGGGCGCGTGGTGGTGCTGCCGTGTAAGGTGGGCGATGTTGTGTACGGATTCCACGTGGAAAAGACCATATTGCCGATGGTGGCAAAATGGATCGAAACGAACACTGACGGATGGTGCATTGCAGTACAATACACGCCAATGGCCCCAAGGTTTTATCGGTTTTCCGATTTTGGCAAGACCGTATTCCTGACCCGCGAGGAAGCGGAGAAAGCATTGGAGGCAAGGAAAGATGGCGACAAAACTGATCTGTGACCGCTGCGGCGCGGAGATAAACCCAAAGAGCTCCGTGATCTACGCAGGAACGCGGCGGTTTAAAATGGAAATAAACGACGACGACTACGAGCTGTGCGTTTCGTGCGCACACAAGCTGCGTGCGTGGCTTAGCGGAAAGGAGAATGACGATGACTAAACCATGCTATGGAAAATGTGACCGCTGTGTGTGGAAATACAACGGCGGCTGTTCGGAATGGAGGATTAGCAATGTCATTAGTTAAGAGAAAAATTTTCATCTGCGATCACTGCGGAGCAATCAAACTGGCTGAACGATATGATTGCAGATTTAGCTATACGCTACCGTATGGATGGGGTGAATTTGGTCGAAACCATCTGTGCCCGAGTTGCTACACAGCGTGGGGAAACCTGAAAAATCAGGCAGAAAGCGAGGGCGACAATGGCTGAATACATAGACAGGAACGCTTTCCTTTGGAATTATTGCAAGTATTGTGGAAAACGCATTGAAGTCGGTGAAAAGTGCTACGGTTTGCCGACGGGAGAAAGCGTTTGTGCAAGTTGTTGCGTTGAAGAAAATGAATTGCGGGAGGAGAATGACAATGGCTGAATACATAGATCGTGAAGCGCTGTTACATGACATCGAGCAATCGGTGGTATACACGGTAAGAGAAAAAATAACGAGCGCAGAAATGCGAGGCGCTCACAAAGTTATCGAGCGCATTAAGTGTGCGCCTGCTGTCGAGCCTATTTATATTCACGAACCGACAAAAAGCGAGTTTAAGCGCATGGCGGTACAGCAGGGCTATGCGCCGGTGGCGCATGGGCGGTGGGATGACATAGTGGGCAAGCGCTTGAATGGGAAAAATAAAAAGGAGGACTGACAAAAATGGGAGCAAGACGAATTTCTAACGCGACGAACGAGAAGATAATTGCGCTTATGTCGATGGGCAAGACAGGCGAACAGGCGGCGTTTGCGGTCGGCGCGAGCGGGAGCTACTGCAACAAACTGTACACTGTGGTAAAGCACATTGCCAATGAGCGGTGGGACGAGTTAATAGAATATTCTCGGTCTGCGACAACCGGCGGGGCGATTGTCTGGGCTTGCGAATACCTCACAATACGCAACTGCCGCAAGAAGTCGCGGAGGCTATTGAGGCGGTACGGCATCGCAGAGCAACGCCCAAAGCGGCAGAAGCAGCGCCGCAGCCCAAACCGCCAGCAGAGCCGATTGACAACACGGCGACGGCAATCATCAAACTGCTTGAAAAGCTCGATGAGGCAGTGAACACCATAACCGAAGCTGCTGACGATATATGCCAGACGATAACGACGGCGCGAAAGCTCAACGAGGACTGCATAAACGCAAACTTCGATGTGCTGACGGCTACACTCCGTGACGGCGTTGAAAGCGTTAAAACGACGATAAGAAAGGGACAAAAATGACACGCGGGGAATATATGCGCAAGGCGCGATTGGATGCAGGGTTAAGCATCGTGCGGCTGGTCGAAATATCCGGCATAGCCCAAACCACGATAAGCCTGCTTGAACGCAAATCACTACGCGGCGGCTGGATAGATACAATTTCGTGTCTCACGCAACCAAATTATTTGGGGCGGCAATTATTTTGCCCTACCGCCGACAAGGTGCTTCCTGATACTCCGGAAAACAAACATTCCCGAAAATTTCTCAATGGCAATGTGTGAATACGCATGGACAAGCTTCAACGATAATGCAAAGGTGATTGACATCAATATGCAAAATCAAATCGGACGATTTCACCCAACACAGAAGCCCGTGAAGTTATATGAGTGGATATATAGTTGTTACGCAAAAGAGGGTGACAAGATACTTGATACGCATATGGGCAGCGGCTCAAGCAGGATAGCCGCTTACAATATGGGCTTTGACTATGTGGGATGTGAAATTGATAAGGATTACTTCGAAAAAGAGGAAGAACGCTTCAGAGAACACTCCATGCAGATAAATCTATTTTTAGGAGGATGAAATGCCAAAAAACGTAGGCTGGGAAGCCAAAAGCAACCACGACGGCAGCTACACTGTCTTTGTAAACGGCAAAGGCTATCACTGTGCCAACACATATGAAGTGCTTCGCTTGTTAGAAGACACCGGAGAAAAATCCGAATATCAGGCAAAGCAGATATACCAGCAGGCGCTTGAAACCTACGGTATGCATGGAAGAAATGTCGGAGCTGCAAAAGGAACTTTGCAAGTATGAGCGCGGCGAGGATAATGTTGAACATATTGCGGAGGAAATAGCCGATGTGCGCATTATGCTCGACCAAATGGTTATAATGCACGATTGCGAAACGCTTGTAGAAGCCTATAAATCTGCAAAACTGGCTCGACTGAAAGAAAGATTGGACAGCGTCGTTCCGTGTAGCGCAGATGGCATTGATTATGTTATTCCGAAAGAAATATACGATAATCTTGCAGAAGAAACCGCAAAAATATGTGACAAACTACAGAAACGTTAGTCGAAAGGATGGTAAATATGAATTTTGAAAGAGCAAACGAGGTGTGTTGTGCACCTATGCCAGCCGTTGCGTCCACAGATACTATAAAAAATATTACGGGTACTAATTACAAGGCGGTATGCGAAATTAACGTTGTGTTAAGTGCTATAGAAGCACAAACATTTGGCATAAACACGGCCGAACCCGATACGCTGGGAGAAGATACGCTTGAAGCTGCGCTTATAGGTACAAATAAAATTTTGGATAACATAATGGTTCGATTACACCAGTTTGCCGATCGTATGGGAGTACAGATATGAAAAGATTACTATATATAATACGCCTATGGCTGTTAGATGTTCTCGGCGGTGTGCCAAAACCGCATTATGATTATTTGCACGGCCTACTGCGTAGCGAACGCAAAGACTTCGATGCACTGTGCCACGATTACAATGAAGAAATAGAAGATTACCGCGTAGCAATCCGTGAAATCTGCCGCCGGAGCGATAACACCTATTACGACTGGTGCTGCGATCAGTGCGATTGCGACTGCGATAAGCGTAACGGCTGGTGCGCTGCTTTTGCACCCAAAGAATTTACAAAAAGATGACTAACGACTGTAAAGGCTGCACAGCGCGCCGCATAGGCTGCCACGCCAATTGCAGCAGCTATCAGGCGTTTTGCGCGGAGAACGATAAACGCAAGGCGGCGGCGCGGAATGAATATCCGGCAAGGGAGCTGCTGGTGACTGGCTACATAAAACGCGCAAGGGCGGTAAAGACATTTACAACTAAAAAATGTTGGAGGTATCGCGGAACATGATAATTCAAAGTCAGTGCGAAATGATGTTAAATCACATGCGCAAACACGGCAGCATAACAAGCCGCGAGGCCATGTATGACTACGGCATAGGCAGGGCATCCGGGCGCGTGTTTGATCTTCGCAAGCGCGGCTATGACGTTGAAACAACGATGGAGACCGGACTTAACCGTTACGGCATCCCGACACGGTACGCGAGGTATACGCTGCATGAGGGGCGCTGACGGATATTATGACAGCCGGGCAAAATGCCCGTTTTGGTCAAAAGGCTCGGCGCGTGAGAACAAGATCTTTTGTGAAGGCCCATGCGGCGACGCAAGATTGCAGCTGTGGTTTAAAGGCGACGAGCAGAAACGCCGGGTGTATGTGTCCAAATACTGCTGCACACAGTACGCACAATGCCCGGTCTACAAGATCACATTAGCGGAAAAATACTAAAGGGTAGCGCATTAAGCGTTACCCTTGATTTTTTATGTGCAGCAAAAAAGTGCGCAAGGTGGGGCTGATTAATGCAACGCCACCTACATTATTATAAAGGCATGAGCAAATGGGATGATATCAAAACTGAATATATTACTACCGACATAGGCACAAGGCCGCTTGCCGAGAAACACAACGTTTCGTACAGTACATTGCGAAAACGCGCCGAACGAGAAAAATGGGCGCAGAAGCGGACGCAGTATAGCGCGGCCAAGGGCGCAGACCGTATCAAAGCACAGCTGGAAATTGATTATCAGGAATACAAAAGCCTATTAGAAGCTGCTGGGCTGCTGTCAAGCAAGCTATGCAGCGCTGTAGCACAGTTAACGGATGCGGATATTATCAAGGATAAACGCGGCCTGAAAAGCCTTACAGGCGCAATGAAAGACCTTGCGGAAATCCAGGGTGTTAAATCCGATGCCGATAAACGCGAGCAGGAAGCGCGCATTAAAAACCTTGAACGCCAGGCAGCAGGAGAAGCACAGCCTGAGCCGGTGCGCGTTATCATTGCCGGTGCCGATGATTTCTGCGGTAAATAACCATGCCTGAATACAAAATCGACTACCTAAGCCCTACACAACAGGAATTTTTAAAGGATAGGGCGCATGTTGTGTTTTTCGGCGGCGCACGCGGCGGCGGCAAAAGCTTCGTCGTGCGCGTCTCGGCGGTGCTGTACTGCTTCAAGTTTCCGGGGATAACATGCATGATCGTGCGTAAAACATACCCGGAATTGCAGGAAAACCACATAGTACCTCTGACACGCGATCTGCATTGCTATGATGCTGATAAATCACAGCGCATGGCAAGCTATAACGATCGGAAGAAGGTCATTACATTCCCGAACGGCAGCAGAATATTATTTAGGTACTGCGATACCGACAAGGATGCTGAACGCTTTCAGGGCACAGAAACGGATATTCTGTTTTTGGACGAAGGTACCCACCAAACCGAAGAACGGTTCAGGAAGCTCTCGGCCTGCGTGCGTGGCGCGAATGATTTCCCACGGCGGATATATGTTACATGTAACCCCGGCGGCGTTGGGCACAGTTGGGTGAAGCGGTTGGCGATAGACCGCGCCTATACCGATGGGGAGAACCCGGAGGACTATTCATTTATTCAAAGCAAGGTCACGGATAACAAGCCGCTGATGGATGCAGACCCCGACTATATAAAAAAGCTTGAAGCCCTGCCGCCTAAGCTGCGTAAGGCGTGGTTGGAGGGCGAATGGGATATATTCGACGGCGCATTCTTTGAAGATTTCAGAACGCGCCCGGATGCGCAACTGTGCGCAAAGGCGGGGATAACGCCGGAAGAAGCTATAGCACAGCGCAGATTTACGCATGTTATACCGGCGTTTGACCTGAACGAAGGCGCGGCACGTGGCTGGACGATATACAGGTCATACGACTTCGGCTATAACAAGCCGTTTAGTTGCGCATGGTGGGCTATCGACTATGACGGCGTACTGTATCGCGTTTTGGAGCTGTACGGCTGCACAGATACGCCTAACGAAGGTGTCAAGTGGACACCCGACGAACAGTTTAAGCGCATCCGCGAGACGGAGCAGACGCATCCGTGGCTTAAAGGGCGCAAGATACTTGGCGTTGCTGACCCGTCAATATGGGATGTGTCACGCGGCGTGTCGGTCGCGGAGACCGCCGAGAAATACGGTGTGTACTTCGACCCCGGCGACAACAAGCGGCTTGCAGGCTGGATGCAATGCCATTATCGGCTGCAATTTGACGATAACGGTTATCCGCGCATGTATGTGTTCGACAACTGCAAGGCGTTTATCCGTACTATACCGCTGCTGATGTACGATGAACACAAGCCCGAAGATTTGGACACGTCGATGGAAGACCACGTAGGCGATGAATGGCGTTATATGTGTATGGCAAGACCGATAAGCCCGATAATACCTCAAAAACCGAAAGTTATATTGTCAGACCCACTGAACCAATACAAAAAGGATGGATATAAAGCAAATGGATATCACTAAGGACACTATACGAGCAGACGGCAGCAAAGCGCCCGAGCTTGGCAGCGTTGAAACTGCGGCGCAGATGCTTGGCATAAAACCCATTGGGGAACAGCAGATACAGGATTTGATGCAGATACTAAACAAATATCGCGCCGGGAAGAAGTCGGTCGATAGCCGTATCATCGCATCGGAAAACTGGTGGAAGCTGCGAAACGATGTTGAAGAAGACAAGGACGGCCACGCAAAGCCGGGGTTTAGAAGTAAAAGCGGCTGGCTGCATAACGTTATCACCAACAAACACGCCGACGCAATGGATGCATACCCTGAGCCTAACATACTGCCGAGGGAACAGGGCGATAAAGCAGAGGCGGCTATGCTGTCTAAAATAATCCCTGTTGTGCTGGAAAAAAACCAGTTTGAGACTACCTACAGCAAGGTTATGTGGTCAAAGCTAAAGACCGGCACAGGCGTGTACAAGGTCATATGGGACAAGAACAAAATGAACGGCTTGGGCGATATCGATGTGCGCAAGTGCAACATCCTTAATTTGTTTTGGGAGCCGGGAGTCGAGGATATACAGCAGTCAAAGTATTTTTTTGAGGTCGATTTTCAGGACGAAACCGAAGTCCGAGCCATGTTCCCGGCTGAGCTGCCGGAGGGCAAGAATATACCGCATGATTTTATAACCAGCAAATACAGATACGATGACCATGTAGACACTACGGACAAAGTGCCTGTTATCAGTGCGTACTATCACAAAAACGGTGTGCTGCACTACATACTGTTTGTTCCGGGCACGGTGCTTTACGCGACGGAAAATGACCCTGACCGTGCAATGACCGGCTGGTATGACCACAGCAAATACCCGTATGTGTTTGACACGCTGTTTCCCATTGAAGGCAGCCCATGCGGATACGGCTATGTAGACCTGTGCAAAGCGCCGCAGACGGAAATTGACCTGATGAAAACGGCGTATGTGGAAAATGCAATGGTCGGCGCAAAACCCAGGTACTTTAAGAAAGCCAACTGCGGCGTGAATGTTGAGCAGTTTACGAACCTGAATGAAACCATCATAAACGTCGAAGGCAGCTTAAACGACGATAACCTAAAGCCTGTTACGCACGATAACCTTGACGGCAACTATATAAGCATGCTGCAGCTTAGCATCAACGAATTGCGCGAAACCAGCGGCAACACAGAAACCGCAACAGGCACGACAAGCAGCGGAGTAACGGCTGCAAGCGCAATAGCGGCATTGCAGGAAGCCAGCGGCAAAGGCAGCAGAGACAGCACCAAGGCAAGCTACAGGGCATACAGCGAATTAAACTATCTTGTCATAGAGCTGATAAGGCAGTTTTACGATGCGCCGCGTCAGTTCCGCATTCTGGGCGACGGCGGCGAGGAATTGTTCTTAAGCTATTCCAACGAGCACATAAAGCCGCAGACACAGATGTTTGCCGGATACGATATCGGGCAGCGTGTGCCGGAGTTTGATATCAATGTCGTTCCGCAGAAGCGCACGGCATACACCAAGATGTCAAATAATGAATTGGCTTTGCAGTTTTATAACCTCGGCTTTTTCAATCCGCAGCAGACAGACCAGGCGCTTGCATGCCTTACGATGATGGATTTTGACAGCATCGACAACGTTCGAAAGACCATCAAGCAGAACGGCACACTGTTTGACCGATTTAATACGGTACTGCAAGTCGCGACACTGCTTGCGGCCAAATGCGGTGATGCGCAGTCGCTTGCACAGATACAGGCTATAGCACAGCAGGCTAACGTACAGATCAGCACACCGCAGGCGAATATACAGATTGCAGAAGACCCTGCCAAGCGCGAACATGCGCAGGTGTCTAACGCCCGGGCAAAGACGCGCGAGGCGGCAATGCCCGATGGAGGATATGCAACGACATGATAAACGTATGCGTAAACAGCACCGGCAGCACATTCGAATTAAAAATCGAAGGGCATGCGCGGTCTGCGCCCAAAGGCGAGGATTTGATATGCGCGGCTGCGACAATCCTTGTGCGCACGGCAGCGGCTATTTTGCAGGAAAGTTCCAAAGATATCACGGAAATTGATATATCCGACGGCAAAGCGCGAATAAAGCTGACTGAATATGACCCTGTGGCGGTCATTGAAATGTCGGTAATAGTCAAGGGCTTTGTGTTGCTGATGCAGGAATACCCGGAATACATAAAAATTTTCACAGAAACTGAAAAAAATGCGCAAGGTGGGGCTGAAAGCAAAGCATAAGTAAATGCTATACTGAAAACGTGGGTTGCATGAGACAGCAAGTTCACCTCCTTTAAGATGCCGCCCCGGCAGACGGCGGCTGTAATAGTCTGCTTTCTCCTTTCTTGTGGGCGGAGTCCCCCCTTCTCCGCCCCTTTTGTATATCGCCTTAGTTTAACGGTAAAACGCTCGGAGAGATAGAGATGCAGGTTCGAGCCCTGCAGGCGGTACGACGGACTTGTCCACCTACGGGCAAATAAATAGGAGGCATGTAAATGCACAACAAATTCAGTTGGCTGCAGCTATTCGCGGACGGTACCGGCGATGGCGGTGCAGCCACTTCGGGCGAAACATCTGCCGCCGCCGGGCAGAACACGGGCGTTAATGTGTCTGTTGCCGCCGAACAGACAGCACCGAAAACCACGGCTGACAGGCTCGCAGAGCTTGGAGTGCCTAAGGAAAAACTCGGACGGGCGAAATATGGCAAGGCTGTTAATCAGCCTAAAGCCGATGCGCAGGCCGCCGCTGCGCCAAAGGAAGCCATAGAGGCAGCAGAGACTAAAGATACAGCAAAGCGGCTTACATGGGATGAAATCATGGCAGACCCCGACTATAACCGGGAGATGCAGAAAGTAGTCTCGTCGGCAAAGACAAAGTACAAGGCGGACGCCGAGGGGCTTGAGAAGCTTGCTCCGGCGCTGCAGCTGCTATCCAAAAAGTACGGCGTAGACTCGGGAGATTATGACGCAATCGCAAAAGCGGTCGCGGATGATGACGAGTATTACGAAGACCGTGCGATGGAATTGGGTGTATCGACCGAGGTAGCAAAGCAGCTCGAGCGCTCCGAGGCTGTGGCAAGAGCGGCAGAAGCGCAAAAGCAGCAGTTTATCAACGAGCAGAAGCTTATGGAGCATCTGGGCAAGATGAACGCGCAGGCCGTTGAGCTTCAGAAAAAATACCCCAACTTTGATTTGCGGAAAGAGCTGGACAACCCTACATTCCGACGCTTGACCGCGCCTGACCTGATGTTTTCCCTCGAGGATGCATATGAACTTGTGCATCGAGATGAAATAAAGGAAAGCATACGGCAGGCAGCGCTGAAAGCATCGGTGCAGCAGGTGTCTAATGCTGTGCAGTCGAATAGATCGCGCCCGAGTGAGGGCGGCGTTCCCAAGTCCTCTAACGCTTCCATTCAGACGTTTGATTACAGAAACGCCACACGGGAGCAGAGAGAGGCGTTGAAAGCCCGGATCAGATCGGGTGAAAAGATATATCCCGGGCAGTTTTAAGCCTTGAGCGTTTCCGCGTGGCCTATGACCATGAAAGGAAACGATATGATCAATTTTAATTGGATTCAGATTTTCGCAGATGCAGGCACCGTTGTTAACACCCTTGTTAGCAACGGCACCTCCAACTACACCAACGCATACACCGGCGAGGCCGTCGCGGCCAGCCCTGCCACTAACACGATGGCGCCCGAACTTAAGACGTTCTATGACACTGAGCTGCTCGAAAATGCCAGAGTTGAGATGTTCTATGCGCAGTTTGGCCGCAAGCAGAGACTGCCCAAGAACGGCGGCACCACTGTTGAATGGCGTAAGTTTAACACCTTTGCAAAGGCGACTGAGCTTAAGGAAGGCGTTATCCCCACCGGTCAGCAGTTTGGCGCAACTAAGCTGACTGCATCTATCACGCAGTATGGCACTTACACCTCTATCACCGATAAGCTCGAGATGCGCGCATATGACGATGTCATTCTTGCAGCGACCGAGGAAATGGGCGCATCCGCTGCGGCTACTCAGGAAACCCTTATCCGTGATGCGCTGCTTGTCGGTACTAACGTAATGTACTGCGATAACGTCACCGAGGACGGCACTAAAGTTTCTACTCCTACTTCCCCGGCAACCATGGGCGCAGGCGGCACTACTTCCAGCGGCGGCGGCTCGACTCCTGACGGCTGGGCACTGCTTACCCCCACCATGGTAAACAAGGCCGTTACTAAGCTCAAGAAAGACCGTGTGCCCAAGATAAACGGCAAATACTATGCTGTTATCCATCCCTCTGTTGCATATGACCTGCGCCAGAGCAAGGAATGGATTGAAGTGCATAAGTATGCAGCTACCTCCGAGATCTTCAACGGCGAAATCGGCGAGCTGCACGGCTGCCGCTTCATCGAGGATACCTATGCACCTATTCTCGGCGCGAGCTACAAGTATTCCAGTAGCGCTACCTACAAGAATAAGTCCGATGGCGTTACTTATGCGACTTACTTCTTCGGCAAGGACGGCTTTGGCATTATCGACCCCGAGGGCGGCGGCCTTGAGATGATCGCTCATGACAAGGACGAAATCGGCGGTCCTCTTAACCAGTTCAGCACCATCGGTTACAAGTTCGAGACCAACGGCGCAACTATCCTTTACCCTGAGCGCGTACTCCGCGTGATGTCCGTCAGCTCGTATTCCGCGACTGACGAAGAAAACAAGTAATTATCCCGGGAGGGGCGGAACACTCTGCCCCTCCGCCTGAGAGGAGCAAAACATGGCTAAAAAAACAGAAGATGAAAGAGTTGAAATGTTTATACCGAGAGGCGACAGAAACAGTGATCCCGATCTGTTTGTGTCGATAAACGGCAAAAACTATCTGCTGCCCAAAGGCAAAACAAGCTTCGTCCCCAAAGAAGTGGCGGACGAGATCGAGCGCTCAAACTACGCTCAGCGCATGCTCGACGAACACATCGACGAGATGAAGTTTGCCGCGCACTAATTAATATCAAAAATAACAGCCGCCTCATGGCGGCTATTTTAATAGGAGAACAATATGAGAATTGCAGAAGCAATAGAAATTACCGATAAGCTTACGCCTAACGCATACGATGAAACCGAAAAGGTACGATGGCTGCTGACTATTGACCAGATGGTGTATACAGACCTGATAGCCACGCACGAGGGCGCGGAGAAGTTTGAAAAGCCTGAGTATGCAGCAGAGGACATAGCGACCGATTTGCTGGTTCCCGAGCCGTATGCAGAAGATATCTATGTTAATTACCTACAGGCCAAAATAGCGCAGCAAAACGGCGAGGATGCCAAGTACAATAAGGCCGTTCTGTTTTACAACGACGGTTACACGCGATTTGCGCAGGCATATGACGCGGCGCACAGACCGCTGCCGAAACTGACGCATTTCAGGTTTTAGGGAGGACTGCATGCCGACATATATAACTATACCCGAAAGCAGCACAATCGAGACAGTCGTTGATACCTTCGGCGGCTATAACCACAACTACAAAATCGGCGACGGAGAGTTTTATGATATGAAAAATCTCACGAGCGATTACTATCCGCTCATGGGTAATCGCGATGCAAGGAGCATTATAGCTGCCGGGAAATTTACCGCGATATACGGCATGATCGCCGACGTTGACTCAAATCTTTACGTTGTCGGCAAGACCGCCGATAGCGGAGTCGGGATTTACAAAATCTATCGCGGCACCGGTACATATACCACAACCAAAAAGGTTTTATTAACGGTAGACGGTGTGGTAGATAACTCAATCAGCATATCGGAAAGCACAAAGCAGATGATGTTTTTCTCCAATAAGCTCGTTATTTATCCCGATAAGCTGAGTATTCGAAGCGAGAGCGGCACGGCAACAGATACAACGGAAAATCACGAGTATGAAAAGCTGTATAAGTCTATCGAGGCGACGGCCACGACGGATACACCGATAAAATTTACGGCTTGCACAGAAGACGGCGAAGCAGTGACCTTTACCAAGAGTGCAACAGCGCCGCCCAGCCCTAAAACGGGTGACTTGTGGCTTGACACGTCGAGCACCGATACCGGCGCGGTGTGGAAAAAGTACATTGCCGGATCATGGGCTAAGACAAGCGACATAAAGGCACGTATCGTTTTGCCGATGGGTACAATGACCGAAAAGGCAATAAACAAAATCAGCATCGATAGCGGTGACACGATAGAGATATCTTTTACCGACGCGACGTTCTCCGAGGACGATAACTCGGCAAAGTTTGAAGGGCAGCATACCCCGGCAAAGCGAGTTATCAATAAGACCAACGAGACAACGGCGGCCGATGGCACAAAGTCATACACGGTCGAGCTTATATATGTATTCGTTGATATCGTAACCGGAGACTTTAACCAGACAGCAGGCAGCATAAAGCTTTATAGGGATGCGCCAGACCTTGATTTTGTTGTGCAGGCGCAAAACCGCATTTGGGGATGCAGATATAACTATGAAGCATCCGAAGATGCCGAGAAAACGAATGTAAATGAGATATACGCATCAAAGTTAGGCGATGAAACCCGATGGTCAACCTACAAGGGCGTTAGCACCGACGCATACCGTGCATCTATAGGCACTCCGGGCGCTTTTACAGGCGTGGCAAACATCGGCGGCAACCTGATTTTCTTCAAGGAAAACTGTTATCACAAGGTCTATATATCCAGCTCCGGCGCACATCAAATCATAGATAAGACCGTGCAGGGCGTTCAGACGGGGTGCAGCGGTTCGGTCACTGTGATAGATGATGTTTGCTATTACAAGTCTCGCGGCGGCGTGATGGCGTTTGACGGCACTCAGGCATATGACATCGGCGCGCCGCTCGGTAACGTGTATTACGTTGCGGCCGAGGGCGGCAGTGCAAACGGCAAGTATTATCTATCCCTCAAAGACACAAGCGGCAAATGGTCGCTGTTCGTGTACGACACAAAGCGCGGACTGTGGCACAAGGAAGATGAAAAGCACGCGCTCGCATTCTTCTCGATTAACAATGAAACATTCTTCGTCACCGAGGACAGCAACGGATACGCAATAAACCTTATATCCGACTACACGAAAACAGGCAATGAAGAAGCCGCATTTGAGTGGGAAGCCATAACGGGCTTGCAGGGCTATAACTACACCGGTCAGAAGTACATAAGCCGCTTTAATCTGCGCATGATGCTGCCCAAAGGCTCGGAGATGATGATCTACATCGAATACGACAGCTCCGGCGTTTGGGAAAAGCAAGGCCGCATAAAAGGACAGGGCACGACAACATTCATGGTTCCTGTCAAGCCTAAGCGCTGCGACCATTTCAGAATAAAGCTCTCGGGTCATGGCACGGTGCGGCTATACAGCTTCAGCAAACAGTTTGAGGGAGGCACGGATATCAAATGATAGTAATACCTCAGCCGCCTCGAATTTTTGGCACATCCGAGGAAAAGGTAACTCAGCTGCACCGATATACGGCTCAGCTCGCCGAAAGCCTCTCGGTGTGGCTGAACGTCGAGGGCGCGGCAAGTGACACAAGCAGCCAGACGAGCACGAGCAGCAGCGTTGTTGTTGCCGAGGTCTCATCCGACAGCAACGTTGCTTACGGCACATTCCAAATGACATACGGCACAGAGAGCGACACGTCGGTGAGCGTGAGCTTTGGAAGCAAGGCGAAGTTTGCAGACAAGCCCGTTGTTATCTGCTCTCAGCCGTTTTCAGACCGCAATATAACGATAAAATCCGACAACGTTAGCAAGACCGGCTTTACCGCCTCGCTTCCCAAAGCGGACGAGGCCGGGAGCTGCACGGTGATGTACATAGCAGTCGGAAAAGCACAGGATTAACGGAGGGATAAATGGCTAAATTAAAATCATGGACAAATGAAAACGGCACTGTAATTACATACGAAAACGGTGTTGACTATAAAGCGAAAATGAACGAAGCGGCGGCCAAGGGAGATTGGGCGGCGTATGATGAGGCGTACAACAGACGAAAAGCAAAAATAAACGGCGAAGGGCTGAACATCGACGTCGGCAAAAACCCTCATGCAGGTGCGTCTAATATAACTTACGGTAACGGAATTACTTACACCAGCGCCGCAGACTTAGGCCTTACCGCCGCGGCAAAGGCAGCCGCCGGAGATATGACCGGAGCAAGGCAAACGGAGCAGGCAAGAAACGAAAAAATCGACACGAACAACATGAATTTGCCGCGCACCAATAAATATAGCTTTACCACCGAAACCGAGCGGCACACACCATCGACGGATTACAACTCTAAGTATTCCGAAGATTTGGACAAAATCCTTGGTTCAATTACCGATGCAATAACTAATGCTCCGACTATTTCCATGCCGGGATATTCTGCACCGACGTACAATCCGCAGTATGACGCGCAGATAGACGAGCTTTTGAATAAACTGCTCAACCGTGAGGAATTTAGTTACAACGAAGAGCTTGACCCGCTGTATCAGCAGTATAAAGACCTATACACCAAGCAGGGACAGCTTGCAATGGAAGATACAATGGGGCAGGCAGCAGCCCTCACGGGAGGTTATGGTTCGACCTATTCACAGGCCGTAGGACAGCAGATGTACAATGCGTATCTGCAAAAGGTAACGGAGATGCTGCCCGAGTTCTACGACAGAGCATACGGCAAATATCGTGATGAAGGGCAGAATATGAAAGACCTCTATGGCATGTACATTGACCGCGATCAGGTCGATTTCCAGCGCTACCAGCAGGAAGTCGCGAATGCCGAAATGGCGTATCAGGCGGCTGCGGCTGCGGCAAGCATGGCATATCAGCAGCAGCAGGATAACATAAGCAATCTCGGCAACCTGTATGGCCTCGTTTCCGGCGCGGATGCAACGGATTATGAGCGGTTCCTCAACAACTGGAACATGAACAACACGCTTGATCAGCAGGAATACAACAAGCTTATCGACAAGTGGAATCAGGACATGCAGCTGAGCGAGAGCAATTACAACAGGCGGCAGGATGCCCAGAAGCTTGCACAGAGCCAGATAGACGCAATCATTGCAGCCGGCGGCACGCCCTCTCAGGCGCTTATAAGCACGGCAGGCTATGACCCGTCATATATCAACTCCCTCATGAGCTACTATCAGCAGCAGGCGGCGGCTCAGACGGCGGCACGAAGCGGCGGCTCAGGCGGCGGGGGAAATAGGTATCCGAGTGGCAAAGACTTCAAGGTAAACAAAGATGGAAGTATTTCAGTAAAAAAAGTTCGTCAGCTTAATTTTGACCCTGACGAGGGCATTTTCACATGGAACGGCAAAAACTATAACAGCCTTAATTCGCTCGTCGATGCATGGAATAAAAACTCGAGTTTAACCGATGATGATATAAATGTTCTCAAACGAAAGCTTAAATCTCAGGCAAATATCAGCTTGTAAGTTCAGCGAGGTTAAAGATGGCGAAGAAAATAAATCTTACAAAAGAGCAGATAGAGGCTGCTGCAAAAGCAGGGCGCGAAAAGACCGAAAAAGCCTATGCCCAGAAAGCACAGGCAATCGCCAAGGGTTACGGCACAAACAGTGCTAAATCCAAAGTTGGTAAGAATAGAGGACAATTGCCCGAAGTGAGCGAAGTTCTTGCTCGTAACAACCCTGCTTTCGCTGCTTTGCAGCAAGCCGGGAACGCCAAAAAGCTCACCAAGGGCAGCGACGCTATATCTTACGGCAAAAAAAGCAGCGAGCGCAAGCCGGGGCAGATAAGCGCTTTGGGCGCGGGAGATTACGGCGCGTCAAAAACAACGAGATTTGACGCTACGGCGAACGCTGCAATATACAGCACGGCAGGCGCGTTTTCAAACCTTTTCGGTCTGCTGAAAGAAAAGGACGCGCAGACAAAAGCGCGAGATGCAGCGGACAGCGCAAGGCTTAAAGCCGGATATGACGCAATGCTCAACGGCGAGGACATAAACACGCGCGAGGGCGGTCTCAAGAAGCAGCATGAGGACAGCCAAAAGGCCTTTGAGCGCGGTTATGCAGCGCTTGCAGGAGCAGGGCAAAAGAATTTTGACACCGCCGATGAGCTTGCCGCACGCTCGAATGAGTATCAGCAGATAGCAAAAGAGGGCTTAGGCAAGTTCGGACAGGGCGTTGTTGACTTCGGCATTGCAGGCTTGCAGTTTGCCGGTGACGCGGCTATGAACGCCATTCTCCCCGGCTCAGGTCTTGTGGCAATGGGAATGAGAGCGGCAGGAAGCGGAGCGCAGGAGGCAAGAAACAACGGCCTTGATATCAATGACCAGTTTACCTCTGGCCTCAAGAGCGCGGCAATCGAAGTGCTTACAGAGAAGCTTTTCGGCGCTGCTTCCAAAGTCGCATACGGCAAGGGCATTATCAGAAACGAGAGCCTTGTTAACGGTCTTGTAAACCGACTGGCAAAGACGGACAAAGGCCGCACGGCGCTCAAGGTCATTGTCGGCGCGAACGAAGAAGGCTTAGAGGAAGTCCTCTCGGATATCCTGAACCCTGTTGCAGACCGTGTGCTCAAGCTGGATGACGGCAAGGGCGATTGGTCTGACCTGGGCGAGGACATGGACGCAGAGCAGATGCTCGAGGACTACATCATCGGCAGCACTCTCGGCCTTTTCGGCGCAGGAACGAACGTTATAAGCGGTCAGTATCGCGCCGAGAACGCGCAGCAGAGAGCGTATGAAAATTATCAGCGCGAGCTTGTAAACGCCGGGATTGCATCCGAACAGGGTTCTCAGGCACAGTTGACCGCCGCAGAATATCAGAACATCCTTGACAACAGCGCAAAGAGAGGCAACAGAAACCTGAGCGACAAGGAAACAGCCAACCTTGAACAGCTTATAACGGCTGAGAGAGACACGCCGGCAGTGCGAAATGCTCTTGAGCGCAGCGGTACGCTTGTTGACGATAACACCGCGACGGTCATTGCCAAGGCTGCAAGCGGTCAAAAACTGACGAGAGCGGAGCAGAGCATCATAGACAGCAGCCCGGTAATGCAGCAGGCTGTGAATACCATGACCGGGAGCGGCGCAGTTGCCAACATCCGCACAACGGCGACAAAGAACAGCGTTGTTAACAGCATGGCAGAGCGATATACGGTCTCCCCGGAGGTTATAAGCAGAACATACGATCTCGCCCCCGTCGAGTCTCCCGAGGCGTTTGAAATGGCGTTTGATGCTGTGTATCAGATGGGGCAGCAGGGCGCGAACAAAGAGTCGCTTATCAAAGTGCCCGTTCTGAACCGCGCACAGGCGGAGATAGCCTATAACATGGGTGCATCTACAACTCAGGCGGCGGTTGACAATGCGGCGGTGCAGGGCGATAATGTAAGCACACAGGTAAACAACCAGATAAACACACAGGAGGTAAACGAGAATGGAGTACGTCTACGCGACAGCGGCCAACGGCTTAACGGTCAGAATACCGAAGGACAAATACCCTCAGTGGAAAGAGGCACAGTCGAAGCTTACGCCGGAACAGATAGCGGCAGACAAAGCGGTTATAGCGCAGCTCAAGGCAAAGCTGGGCAAAAAGTAGTTTATAACGGCGTAGAGCAGGAAAATGTCTACTACTCCGGCGAGGACAACGAGAGCATGAAAAAAGGCCGTGAGCTTGCAAGAAGCTACGGCTATAACGTTCAATATTTCGAGGGCGGCAATATCAAGGACAGCGGCGGCGAGTTCAGAGGCATGGTCGATACCGAGAGCAAAACCGTTATGGTGCGCTCAGACCATCCCGACATATCCGCAGAGCAGATAATGCGCCATGAGATGGGGCACGCGGCAATCGCACAGGGCGATATAAGCCTTGACGAGTTGCGCAGTGCCATGCTTTCAGACCTCTCGGAGAAGGAGCTTAACAGCGCCGTTGAGGTCTACAGGCACGCATACGGCGACACGATAAGCGAGACCGAAGCGTTTGAGGAAATGTGCTGCGACGCGCTGGGCAAGATAAACATCTTTGCCGGAACGGAGCACGACAGCGCAAACTACGGCAAGGTACAGGAGAGTTTCCGCAAGCACACCGCCGAGACCGCGA